GTTCTGGTTTGTAGGTTTTAACAAGCGCCTTCACAACTACACTTCTTGACCTTCCATTAGCTTTAAGGCCCACCCCTTCCATTACGCCCTCTAGCTTCATTAGGTAATACTGCTGATAGAAAGCGTTATATTTCATATCAGGGCCATGCATCTTCTGTATTTCTACTAACTCAATTGGTTGTTGTGAAGCAGCAACGATTGATTTTCTTATTTCTAAGGTTCGCTCTGAGATCCCTTTTTTATGCCAACTCACGCTGCTAACCTTTCCTGCTTCAATTCGATAACCGTTGCACTCTGCTCTTTGTTGTAACCGCGCTTGATAGTGATTGGCTCAAATAGTTTGTCGTCTATGTTTAATGCTCTGGCCACACCATCCAAATTAGCCTTGATACAAGCCAGTAAGTTATCTAAATCACGATGGCGTTTATCGCTTTGGATAAATGTCACGATTAGTGCTATTGGCTCTGGTTTAAACTTCACACCAACTGCTACCAGTTTTGTGCGATAAAACGCTTCACTGAATGCCGCATCTTTCTCGCCTTTTGTCTTGCTCCAATGCGTACCATTTTTACGGTTAGGCATTAATGCTTTGCTTGGGTAAGGTAATTCGATAATCACGCTATCAAACCTTTCACTCTCTCTAATAATTCCAACTCTGTGCCAAACTTCTCTTCAAAGGTTTTCTTGCCTGCATGCAATGCCACGCCATGCCCACCAGTACGATGATGTATATGGCATAGCGGAATAACATTAAAATTGGTATTTCGCTGGCCCATGCCCATTCCTGAGCGCACATGGTGAATTTCTGCTGGCATCCTGCAAATGATGCAGCCTATTGCGGCCACTTTTCCCAAGTGTTGGCGTTCGATTGCTTTCATGCGGCTAACAATTCATTGTGCACTTCACCTTCATAGTGCCCGGCATTAATGCGCCTACGAACCTCGTTAACTGCATCAATCATTTCATTCTTTGATACAACCTCAACGTGCATATCGTGAACATCTAACGCCTCGCTGATTTTGTGCATATCAGGGCCATAGAAACCAATCTTTCCAGTGTTCTTAGCGCGTTGAATCGTTCTGAAAATTGAATCTTTAGCGACTATCAATAAATCTAAATACTCGCTACCTATTCCGCTCTCTGCCAATACGATTGATATGTTGATCGCGCCTGCAATCATTCCTAACTGGTCCGGTGTTCCAGTGCCTTTTTTAACCGATGCGAATGAAGAGTAATAGCCAACACCTAATTCAGTTCTTTGGTCTGCTTCTAATGGTTGTGCGTCTGAAATAACGTTTATAAAAGCTGTGCCATTCACTTTGATTTTGTTCGGGTTGTATTTTTTGTTTCTAGTTTTTTTCATTAGTGGTCATATCCAAAAGTTACTGTTGCTGTGATAGCGAAAGCGGATAACCAGTAAGCTACATCCGCATAGTTGCCATGCATTAACCAACGTGCGCTATTGAGTACATAAAGCGCCATAATTAGGTAATTGAAGAATTTAGGGTCTAGTAAGATGTTCATGCTGCATACCTCTCATCCCAACGTTCCTCTGGCTCACTCCACTCAATTTCATTTTCTGCGCCATAGTGATAAAGCCATTCAATAAAACCTGCTGCCACGTACTTAGGAAAATCTCGCGTTTGAGCGCCTAGCGTTACTAAGCTCTTGCCGTCCAGAGAAGGTATTAACCTAAACTCGGTGCGCTTCCAGTATTCCGCTATCTTTGAAATATCGTTATCAATGCTGTCTTGGCGGTATTGCGCAACAAGTAAACGCTTCCAGCTATCAACATCAAATGCTTGATTTAAGTGCTTGGCCTGCTTTGCAATATCTCCAATCATTGCGTGATATTTTTCTTCTTGAAGGCGCGTTTTTTCGTCATACTCTTCAATACGAATTAAGTGCAACTTGCTCAAATCAAGTGTGCGCAATAGCGCTATCAGGCCTTGAGTGTTTTTCGCGTTCAAAAAGAATTTCTGGATAGCCATTAGGTCATGCTCTCCAAAAACATCACACAAGACTTAGCCAATTTCTGCTCTTTGGTCTTGCGTGGCTTATCTGCAATCTGGTTCATTACCATTGATAGTGTTTGATGCTCTTTTGCAGCGCGTAGAACAACATCAATGGCTATGCCAATGTCTTTAGGGTTTTGCATTTTGTGCGGATTAACCTCACTGCAATCCCTACGCCATTGGTTATGGGCTTCTAGTGTTTTGATTGCTTGGTCTAGGTTCATGCGAATGCATCCTCAATCTGCGGCCTAAATACAACCACTGCACTTGGAAAAGGTGCGGCATCTTTTGCACCACCAAATTTCAAGCGACCTTTAACAAAAAATATTTCACCTTTTGCACAGTAGTCATGCCAATACTTTGTATCTGTTCTAGCTGGCAATAAACACACTACTGTTGCGCCATTTTTCTTAGCGCTGTTGTAGGCTTTCTCTACCCACTTGCCAGTGATGTTTCTACCGTAAGGTGGATTCATCCAGCACACCCCCCCCCACGTTTTTTCAAGGCCGTTTGATTCAGGTGAAAAGAAGTTTTTGCACTTTGCATTCTCTGCTGTTGCGCATACGTCTGTTTCAAATCTGAAAACTGCATTAATCTTGTCAAAAAATGATTGCGGTGTTTCCCACATATCAGTTTCACTAGAAAACATTAAATCTGTGTTTAAGCTCATTACCAACCAATCTTTGCCGGCTCTTCAACGTAATCATCGCGGCAGTCAGCGTCACACCAACGCGCACCGTTTAAAGTTTCCTCACCGCAATGCAAGCAAACTTTTGAAGGTACAATTGGCTTAATACTTGACCTTGCAGCATTAACGCCAGCATCACGTTCACGCTGCGCAAGGTCTGCGCCTAGGTCTAATGGGTCGGAATGTTGCTCGCTCATGATTAACCTAACTGCTCAATTGAATCTTCTAACGTGAAAACTTCACAAAATTCAATGATTGGGAACCCTACTTGTTTTCTAATTTCCATGGTTATTCTCCTTGTTTAAAAAGTTGTTTAATCTCAGCTCTTGATTGAGCTACCGTCTTTACTTCTTTCACTTCACTATCACCACTTGCTTTCACTTCACCTGTAAATGTCTGAACGCCATTTGTTGCTCGGTAAGTAAAACTAAATCCAGCCTCTTTCATTTCTTTGATGAATTGATTGCAGGTTTTTTCTGTCATGCAATCAATCTCATTTCATTAAAAATATGCTCACCTAATAATGGATGTACGCAATTTCTTAATATTTGTGCAGGACAGTGATTTGAGCCGTAATAAATGTTTTCTTCGTAATGAATTCCCAACCAGTCCATCAAAGCCTGTTTGCCTGCCATATTTGCCAAATTAATGAAATTAGAAGGGCGTGGTACATCAAACTCGCTAAACTCAAAGTTTGACCAAAACATATGTCGGCCCAGTCTTTTAGGATCGATTAGCGGCTCGTAGTATGGATTTACATTTTCAACAACCCATTTACCTTTAAAAAAGTGCTTTAAAAATATAATTTCTTGATAAAGCGTCATATCTGGATAGCGTCTTGTTTTATGTCTTGTCGCCTTGTTCATCTTGCTGTGCGTTTGGCATGGCGGGCTTGACCAAATAAAATCAAACTCATCTGCATGATCCAAAAGATATTGGTGCGCATCACCTACAACAACAATGTCATTTGGATTTAATCTCTTATAAACCTTTGCGATTCTCTCATCATTTTCAACAGCAGTAACCTGGGCGCCATCCCATAACTTCCTGTTTCCTCCAAGCCCTGCGTATAAATTTAAAACTCTCATGCCGTCATCGCCTCAACTTCTTTTGCAAGCTTCAATGAAATTTTGCTCACGCCGCACCGCCTTGCAGCATTGCTTTAATCTCAGCCATTTTTCTACGTGCTTTAGCTTTATCTTCGTCAGAAAATTGCACATCGTTTGCGGTTAAAAACTTAACTTCTTGAATCGCATTTATTACTGAATTTGGGATAGGTGAAGGTAGTAATGATGTGGCGTGATCTTGAGTTAATCTGCCTTTGGCTACTGCGTCTTTTATTGCTAATTCGCGGCCTTCTTTGCTGTGACCTAGAGAAGCAAACCATTTAGGCGCAACGCCATTTAGTTTATTTTGTGCAACGATTCTGGTGTAAGCCTCTTTGAATGCCATGCGTGCAGCAATCCTGTCACCTTCACTGAGAAGTGGTTGTGCTATGTGCATAGCTTCTGCCATTTCGTTTGTAATCACGGCGCTAGATGCTTCGTCATGTGGGTACATGGCCCAAGCCTCTTCCGCACCTATGCGGCCATCTGGCTCGTTAGCTTCGATTGCGCCAACAATGTGAGTTGGCAATATAAAATCAGCACCCTTGCTACCGATGTAACTGCTAAATCCTGCACGTACCTGCTCAATAGTGAAACGTTGAAGAACACCCCACCACAAACGCAACACGTCTGCATCAGGCTCAATTCGGTATGTTTTCAAAGTAGCGCTAACGATTGATGCAAATTCTTTTTTGTCTGATTCAAGCATGTTGATACTCGCCCTCAATGATGTTTGATTGATCGCTTTCGCCTAAAAATTCAGCGACTGCTTTGTTTGTGTTTTCTATGCGTTTTTGCCCAGAAGATTTGTATTGATGAATTTCAATAACATTTCCAGATGCCCACTCATTGCGAAGCTTTTCGCAGTCTCTCAACATCACGCCAACGGTGTGCATGTTGTTTTCATAAAAACTTCCGTGATGATTTACATAAAAACTGGCAACAAGAGGTGAATCATCAAATCCAACGTTTTGCACAAACTGCTTAATTTGGCTTGAGTTTTTAGCATTGCGATTTGGTTTGATTTGATAGCGTTTCTCAAACGATTCTGAATATGCTTGCCATGTAGCTTTGCAAGCTAATTGAAGCGGAGTATTTTTTTCATCTTGGTTTGCGGTAGCCGAAGGCTTCTGCATACTGTCTTTAGGTATGTCTTTTGTAATGTCTTTTGGTATGTCTTTATGTGTGGGCTGTTTTGGCAACGGTTGCTCGGCCAATTCAGCAACGGTAGGTGTAGCCAATTCAGCAACGGTGTGAGGCTGATTCAGCAACGGTGCTGTTTTAGCCACGGTGGCTGTTTTGGCAACGGTAGGTGTAGCCAATTCAGCAACGGTTAACCAAGTTTTATAATGCTTATTTATTGAAAGAAATGGTACATTCTGACCGTGGCTGATTCGGCCATGATCTGACTTTAATATGATGTTATTTTTTGTTAATTCGTTGATTGTTTTTGAAACGTGTGAGCGATCAATACCTGTCATTTCAGATATTTGCCATCCAGAGATTGCATCTTCTTTTTTATTAAATCCGTAAGTGCATCTAATAATGCACATAAGCACGGCGTATTCACGCCTAGAAAACGGATGCTTGATAATTGCTTCAAGTAGCTCGTTGGCTATGCGCGTATATCCGTTTTCTATTTGCGGATTACTCATAATTTAAGCTGCCACCTTTAACTTCAATGCTTCAACATTTCTGTTTGTGAGAGGGTCTTTCACCTTGCCAGTGATTACAATCACCACATCAATCATCGAGTTAACACGGGCAGATACAGTCGATGTTTCAATGCCTGATAGCATTGCCAACTGCCTGCGCGTATAGATTGTTTCAGGTTGCATTACGCTAATAATCTTGCGTTGCTGGTCCTGTAAGGTGGTTGTTTGCTTCACATCAAAATAAGCGTCTAAACTGCTTTCTCTCACGTTAGTTTTCATCGCCAACCTTTCCACCATCTAATATTTCACCGTCCACCAAGTCCTGAAAAAGTACCGATTTGGTACTTTCGTCATCGAGGCTATTGCTTGATAATTTCCTCATGGCGTTATCTCTAATAAACTTAGTTACCAAGAGGCGAAGGCATCCTGAATCACTTAGCCCTAGTGCTTCTGCATCATTGCGAAATGCAATGAATTGGTCTGCGGTTAATCCTGTTTTAACGATTACATCGTGCTTAGCCATATTGGTTCCTTACGCAGCTTTTTTAACGTTACTTTTAAACAAATCCTTACGCATTAACTTGATGCTAAATAGCCTTGAATCAGGAATACCATCTTCACGCCACTGGCTTACAGCACCAGTTGTAATTGAGAAGATCTCAGCCACGGAAGAAGTGCCACCCATCGCATCAATAATTCGATTCGCCTCGATTTGTTTTTCGTTTAATTTTTCCATAAACACAATCTTAGCACGCTAAGAATAAATTGCAAGCGTTTTGTAAAGCACACTAAGAGTTAATGAATATATGATTACCATCACTATGAGCACGCTAAAAGACAGGCTGGAAGAAGCCTTAAAAGAATCTAAAATTACTAAGACCGCCATATGGAAAGCGTGCGGCTTATCGTCTGGAGCAGTTAGTCAGTGGTTTAGTGGTGCTACGCAAAAGATTGAAGGTGAAAATCTTTTAAATGCAGCTAGAGTGCTTGGCGTTAATCCAGATTGGCTAGCCTCTGGAAAAGGAAAAATGAAAACTGGAGGCACCGAGCTTCCACCAAACAGCTATAAAGTAGAAGCAAGCTTGTCATATCCACCTGTTTACGGAAAAGCTATGGGCGGCTTACCTGATAGATTATTTACTGATGAAGGTCGATTAACTAACGGTCATGATGAGTACGGTGAAGTATATTCAAGTGATAAAAATGCATTTATCACTAGGGTTGATGGAAACTCAATGATTCCTAAGTACCATCATGGTGGTTATGCGTTGGTTGAGCCTGATACTGAGCCAGAGCTTGAAGATGATGTATTGATTAAGTTAACTACAGGCCAGGTAATGCTTAAGAAACTAATATCACGCAGAGGCGGTGTCGTATTATCAAG